TACCAGAGTGGCCGTGTTCTGGGTTGAATTCAGTTTGATATTGATAGTTTACCCACCAATTCATTCTGAACTCTGTTGTAAGTTTGTGATCCAAACTTGGGTCAATATCTATGGGAGGAAAGTAATGTTTTGGATCTTCATCTATCAACTGTTGTGTCAGAGGACCTACAACTTCATCTCTGAATTTGTTATTAGGGTCTTTCAATCCCAAACTGCCAGTTATATTACCAGCAAGTCTGTAACTATAATCGTTACTGTTATCGACATTATCTTTCTCTGCTTGTTTTATACAAGACCAGAGATAAGACATCCAATCTTCGCTAAGTTTAGTTTTATATATTGGAAGGTTAGGTAATTGAAACGCTTCCCAAGATACTTCACTCATCTCTTTTTGGATAATAAACCTCAACGTAAGATTCACACTTAGGGCAGTGAAGATTAGTTACGAAACTATACTCCTCTGCGTACTCACATTCATTGTCACCTCCCCATATCAGTTCGGTGTTGCAGTGCCAACAATTCATTTCTTGAACACTCCAAGCTTTGCTAGTAAGTAGACTGACAATACAGTCCAGAATACAACTTCTAATCCTATATTATTCATTAGATCCCCACTATTTTTCTTTGTCTTTCAAAGTAGTTATGTAATAACCATGAACTACTATTCTTTTTATCTGTCCCGCCTACACCAAACTCCATCTCGACTCTGGGATCATTACCAAACCTATCCATTTCTGGTGTGTTATCTGATCCTCTATCCCCACCATTGGCAAAGACTACAGTTTGTGCAATCTCCAAACATCTTTCAATTGCACTACAAGCGGAACCATACTCGTCATCTTCTACAGTAATCACGGCATCTACAACGTCAAGATGTCTGATAATCTCTGCACGTTCTTTCCATGACATAAAGTATTGACCCTTCTTATTAGTCAACCATTCTTCTGTATTCAATCCAACCACCAAGTAGTTGGTAAGATCTTTTGCTTGCTCGAAGTAAGCAATGTGGCCACTATGAAGAGGATCAAAACCGCCTGTGACTAGAGTGAGTATTCTCTTCTTAGTCATCAAAATCTCCTTTTCTAGCTAAGTATACTTTAACATCATTATACTGTGTTTCTATACTTTTGGCAAACCAGTTGGCAGGATCTCTGCCATCAAAGACTTTCATTTGTCTGTCAGAAAACATGCCGTCATCTGTCCAGCATACTATGTAACGTGTCATGAGAAGAAGGATTCAAGTGTATTCTTGCGTTCGGTCTCCCAACCTATGCAATCTAGGATAACTTTAATTGGATCTAAAAAAGATTTACTGAACTGTAAGTCATAGTCCACATGTTTATGTAGGTCAAGTTCTGTAGGGAAATCTTGAATAAAAGATATAACATTCTCGTGCATCCAATTTGGTGTCTTAAGGTAACAGAATTTAATTTTCTCGCCATTCTGTATGGTGGCATACTTATGATCTATGTCTTTCTTCTTTGTCCAATGATTATATAATATCGCACCTCTAATATGAATAGGACATCCCTTACCATATAGATCAGCAGAGGAGTGCCACTTCTCTACGTTAGAAGCGGTTCGAGGAAATGATACTTCTTCTGGTGATAATGATTTGAATTCTTTTCTACATTTTTCAATGTATTCTATGCACTCATCTTCTGTACCATTCATTAATATCTTGAACGCATCTTTTAAAAACTTACGACATGGTGCAGGGGTAGAAGTTTTGATCGCTTCAATACCCATGATCTTTAACTTTGCTTCTTCATATCTTACACCTTCACTATCCCACACATTTAAAATATATCTTTTCTTGGCAGTCCATATACCTCTATCGGCAATGTTCTCCCTTTTCATGATCATTTTTTGGTCGTAGGCGTTAACGTAGTCTGCCAGTTCTTGGTAAGAACTTTCAATATAAGGTTCAAGTTCCACTTCACAGACCTTGTTAAGGAACCCGACAATGCCCTCAGTAGTTTTTTCTCTTCCTTTGTATACAGCATCGACCAGATCACCACAATGCAAATAGATAGAATCAGTATCACTAGCAATAACATAATCTTTATCCTCCGTTTTTAGAATGTCATTCATCTTTCGATTTATTTTGTTCTCAATCCATCTGATTGATACTTGTCCAGATAGAGTGATGGCTTCTGCATTGGCAAGTTTATAATAGCGAAAATATTGATTACCAATAGCACCATAAGCAGAGTTAAGGGAAATCTTTTTTGCCATCTGAATATTGTTACACCTTGCAATTTCTTTTTCAAGATGTTTTGCTTTTGTTTTTTCATACTTTTTCTTCGCATCAATCATCCTCTTTTTGTAGATGACTCTTTCATTGTACATCTTCTCCATCAGTTCTGGTAAGAAACCTCTTACGTCCTTACGATACATTGCACCATTTGCACAAACAGCATTATCTTTATACATTTCAAATGTTATGTCTTCTTCAAGAATTTTGTCAACTGTGACAGATGGGTGTCTTGTATCTAGTAAAGTCTCTGGAGAAATATTATATTGCATTATCAAATGCGGATATAGACTATTCAAATCAAACGATACCACCCAATCATATTTGCCAGGTATGGGTTCTTTGACATATGCACCTGCATACTTATCATTTTTATTTGAGCGATTCTTTGGTGGTATCACAATGTTTCTTCTCTTGAGATAATTATAAATTATCGTATCCCACATACGCACCTGATAGAATACATCTTCATAATTTACTTTTGCATCATAAGCCATTGTCAATGCAAGTTCAATCAACTTCATCTTGTCTTCTAATCTATCAACAAGTTCAACGTCAATGATGTTGTATTCAACAAACTTCTGCCAACCTTTTGTATAGAAGTCTTTGAATGTATCAAACTCACTGTGGTCAAGTTTCTTTTGACCAAGTTCAACACTTGCAATATAATCCAAACGATATGATTCTTGTGCCTTATAAGTAAACTTCTTATACAAATCAAGATAATCTAACTGAGATACACCACCAATATCATATGAAATATGTTTACGACCTGCAATAAATGTTTCTTCTTCTGTTACTAATCCCCAAGGTGACATTCTTTTCTTCAGTTTTTCACCAAGTATACGATCAATACGACGACAAAGATATGGAATATCATACAACTTACTATTCCAACCAGTAATAACTTCTGGTGTATTGTCTTCAATCATCCACCAGTTAATAAAATCATTAAGAAGTTCATACTCTGTTTTAAATGATTTGTATATTACATTCTCTTGTTTATTATTAAATTCACCAAGACCCCAAGTACGAATCTGTTTTGTTGTATAATCTTGTAAAGTAATTAAAAGTATTTCTTCTGCACAAGATTCTACATCAGGGAATCCATATTCTGATTTAACCTCAATATCAATCGTGGTTAATTTAATTTGTTCTATATCAAACTTTAATTCTATTTCTGGGTATTTGTCTGAAATATATTGATAGATAAATCTTTCATTTCCATAAACATTAAAGTTCTCTACATCATTATATTTCTTGATAAACTCACGACAATCTCTTACTGTGCCAGGTTCAATTGGTTCAACGGGCAAACCATCAAGTGTTTTATATTTTGTCTTTCTCTTTGAATCTACAAATAGTGTTGGGTAAAACTTTTCACGAGTTGCAAAGTGTTTACCATCTTCATATCCACGAACCAAGAAATTATCTCCGACCATTTGGACGTTAGTATAAAATCTCATTACGCAGTTAGTTCAGTATATTTGTCTATTATTGTACCATTAGGATCTGCAATCGTCAATATATCTTCTGACCTTATCATAAATTCTGTTTGATTTGTAATATCTGCTTTCCAAGGAACCATATCATCTATACTATTGTAGACATATGGTTTAATTAATTTACAGTTTGGATCTCCTATCTCTGCATCAACTTCTACTACCTCTGCAATAAGTGTGCAGTGAGCATTTAACATTACACATTTAATCATTTTTTTCCTCCAGTTCAAAACTACTCATCTTATCTAGGTATAATTGAGTTACTGATTCAAGTGGTTCAACAACTGTAAGTACACTATCAATTGGTATAATCATCTTTTTATCTTTAGATAAAATCAACCAAGGAAGAAGTGAAACATTAATACCATAATCACCATCTTCTAATTCTCTTTCTTCTTCTGTTATAAACTGTTTTTCATTTATTTCATAAGTATGAGGA